ATAAGTTGACAATTCCAGAAACGTTTCAGTTTTACCAAATCAATATCAGGATAGTGAAATTGCATAATTGCTTTCAAGGCATTGAAAGACTTAAATCCCATTGTGAAGAAATCACGTAAAATAGACGAGCACTTATGAAAGGTTTCGAAACGATTAATAGTTTCTTTTTCTCTAATTGTCATTTTTGGAATACTTTTTGTACCTTTGTTACTCATAACGGAAACGTATATATGATTATATATGCAAATATAAGTAATATTACTTGTTATATCCTAATAAAATAAGCAATATTTCCTATAAAATACGAAAATAAAATATGTAAAAACTTTAAATAACTCAATATGAATGCTTTAGAGATTAAAAACAAAAGGAAAGAATTGGGTTTAACACAAGCAGATCTAGCAAAAAAACTTGGTGTTTCATTAAAAACGGTTGGAAATTACGAAAATGGAGAAGTGATTCCTGAATCAAAATTAGAATTATTACGCAATATTCTTTTTGAAAAAGAAGTAATAATACTTAATGAGCCAAATGTCACTTATGGAGAAGAAAAAAATATTATCGAAAATTTAAAAATGGAAATAAAATTAAAAGATAAAATAATTCAACTTCAAGAAGAAAAAATCGAATTAATTTTAAAGTCAGAAAAGAAAGATTCTTAAATTTATTTTTATAAAATGAAAAAAATTATACTATTATTATTGATTGAATTTTCAAGTTTTGCACAAATAAAACAGCTAGATACCGATTTCTTTTTAGAAAACGGAAAAGTATATTGGCAGCACGTTTATGATGTTCCTGGTAAAAATTCAGATGAATTAATCAAGTATTTCCAAAAAGAAGTAATGATTAATATTAAGCAGGATAATTTTCAAAACATCGATAACACCATCAGTTTTACAGTCAATGATGATAAAATCAATTTCAAAAAATATGGTGGAACCACAATGGGATCCATCTTGTTTATCCAGGACTATTATAAGTATTTAGTCGTGATTGATTTTAAGGAAGAAAAATATCGAGTAACCGTCAAAGAAATTTTTATTGATAATAAACTTTACGGAATAGGACAATCTTCAGGCTATTTAGAAGAATACATCACCAAGAAAAAACAAACTTTATTTACCACAAACAGCCTTGCCACAACTGGATTAATTTATAATCATAAACATTTTTTGGAAAAATTTGAAAGAAATTTAACAGAATCCGTAAAAAAAGAATGGTAATCATTTCACACACACAAAACTGCTAATAATCTCAAAAAGAGCATTATCGCGTATCGTTTCAGAATATTTATCTTTGTAAAAATTATCTACATCATCGCGTTCGTGGCCCATTAGTTCACGAATCACATCCGGTTCAATCATTAATCCTTTGGCAATGTTGGCAAAAGTATGTCGCGCCACTTTCACACCAAGATTGCCACCATCAGGCAGGACTTCAATCTCGTTATGTTCCTGGACATAAATCAGTGCGCGCTGGTAGGTCCTGCGAAAAGTGTCGTAGGAAGCTTTATCCTTTTTCCAAGGAAATACCCATTCTCCAGGTACTTGGTATTGTTGTAATAATTTTTCAGCTTTGGGGTGTATTTTTAAATCAATTCGGATTCCGGTATTCGTTTTATTGCGTTCAAAAATCACGCGTCCACGCCTTATTTGTTTGGTTCTCAAATAATACAAATCAACTAAATCGCAGCCGCCAAAGTAAAATTGCAACAGGAATAGATCCACATATTTTTGTTTGGCCGTTTGTAAATTCAGGTTTTCCACTTTTATCACCAAGTCTTTGTCCAAATACTTTTTCTTGTTGTCGTAGGAACGTTGTTTTAGGTTGTCCAGGACTTTGGCAAACGGCATCGTATTATCTAGTTTATGTACCAAAATTCCCTTGTTGTAAATCGCCCGCAAAGTCCGTAAATACAAATGAATCGTGCTTTTACTGTTGCCAATCCCAAGCTGGTAATTCCTAAAACGCATCAAAGTATCATAATCCAAAGACTGCAAAGCCACGTTTCGCCCAAAATCGCCAAATTGCGCGACAACATTCTCATATACCAACACATTACCCAATTGCTTGTTTTGCGCAAGCAATTCGTTTGATTTACCCAATTTGCGTGCCATTTCGCGCATATCTGAAATTAGTTTTTTGGCAAAATCCAAAAACAGCACCAAATCAGCATCGGCCGCAAAAAGTGCAAGGTATGTTTTCTCGACATCGCCAGATCCTTCCAAAATCAGTTTCCGAGCACGAAGCTTCAATTCCATCATTTTGGGCGCCAAAACATCATAATCAGGATGCTTTTCAGAAATCATTTTGTTGGCAGCAACAAAATGGTTAGCTTTACAAAAGCAAATCGTTTTCTGTTTTCGTTTATTTTGGTGCGCGATTTCCACCACCAACTGAAACCCTTCCGGAGTTTCTTTTCGAGCAGTAAGCAACTTAAATTCGATTTTCATCAGTCGTGATTTAGTCGTGAAATGGTGGTAAAATGTCGTAAATTGTTCTACAAATGTACAATTAAAAAACATACGGAAACAAAAAAACCCACTGAAATCAGTGGGTTTGTCCGTGAACGCAGAAGGATTCGAACCTTCGACCGCCTGCTTAGAAGGCACTTTTGTAAATCACTACACATCAATAAAATCAATACTTCACAAAAAATAACCTTATTTTAGTCGTGATTCAGTCGTGATTTAATCAAAAAAGCAGCTCATTTCTGAACTGCCTTCCCGACTAACCAAGTAAAACAAAACTACCTTTTTATATCAAATATCGAAAAATTATAACCAATCCAAATGTTTTGGTTGGTATCGAATGATCCGGATATAATGTTTCCTTTTTTGTTTTGCAGCATCATATTTGCTTTGGCCGCGAAACCGTCTAGTTTTGTATTGTTGCCTAATTCCATTCCACCCAGCAATCGAAACACGGTTTCTTTTGGTTTTACCTGAACCTCGACTTTCTTTTCCTTGATGGTGTAGTTTGGGGTGATTTCTTTGACTTCGCCCTGGACAATTCCGTTGATGTTTAACAGTAAATTATCATCTTCGAAAGTGCTTGAGAATTCATTTAATTGAATAGCTTTTGCAAATTGCAGTTTCTTGATACTATCTGAAGCTTTGGCGAAATCCTGTTTCAATTTTTCATTTTCGGCTAATAGTTTTGGATTTATTGGATTTTCTTTATAGACGGTTTCGCCTTTGGACACTTTTTGTCCAATTGGAACATTAATTGGCTTTTTAGCTTCAAATTTTCCTTTAACCTCCGGAACTATCACTTTTGCAATTTGTGGCGAAGGTGTTGTTCCTGAACAGCCACGGAACCAAAGAACAATAAACAAAAGAATCCATCCAAGATACTTGACGAATTCTTTTAAAAGTGGCGAATGTAGATTGATTTGTTGTCTCATAATTTCAGTATTTCGCGAATAATACGCAGTTATAATTTTTATAGGTAAAACTCCCAACGTGGGTGAAATTTCCAAGAATGTTTTCCTTGTGGTTTTCGCTAGTCATATAGGAGTTGAACAAGTTGGTTTCTGACTTGTAGCCATAACCAACTATTTGGGCAAACGTTTCTGTTTTTATTGGCAATTCCGTGAAGCCGTCGTGGTTTAGTTCTTGCCGGAATTCCATTTGGATTACTTTTTCCTTGCTTAATTCTGTCAGCAGTTTTTCTGGAATTAATTGGTTTAATCCTGAATTTTCACGCTGTTTATTTATCAAGGAAATCAAGGTGTCGTTAGTGGAATATTCCTTTGGAACGTATTTCAACTGTTCCACATTGGAACACGAAATAAACACCAGGAAAAGCAGTATCGTTTTCATTATATCTTTGGATAAATAATTCCGTTAGCATCTTTAATCACGTCACCGGTATCAATTTTCGCTTTCAGGCTTTGCCACGTATGACCAAAATCCATTTGAAAATGTGGAGCATCCTTGAATGATTTCCAGTCGCCACCCCATTCCCAGCCTTTCGACTTGAAGTAATTCGTCACTTCCATCCAATCGGCTTTTGAATCTTTGTCGAAATCTTTTATCATTGACCACGATGCTTCTTCAAAAGTTCCGTCGCCGTCGTTATCGTAAAGCATCACGATGTCGAATGCCAATCCGTAGTTGTGTATTGATTGGCCACCTTTGGCATTGGTGACTTTTGGACGTTGATTGTATAGTTTATCTTGCAAGGCATTGGAACGATACACGTAAGCCAATCGCAATCTTGAGCCTTTTCCTAATAGATTATTCGCTTCTTTATATTCTTCTAAAAGTTTTGCCCTCAACTTTGGATGCGCTTCTGAAATTCTCTGTATCGTGATTAAGTCCATATTACTTTTGGTTTTTTTCTACAATTTTTAATTTCTTTAAAACAGAATCGTACTTGGCGTTTAGAATTTCGTATTTTTCACTTAATTCCCTGTATAGTTTTTCCCAGTTTTGCGAAACTTCAACTTCCTTGGTGTATGATATAGACATATTATTAATCTGACCTTGTAATGTGTCTGCGCGGGCAGTTACTTCATCTATCTTGGTTCTAAAATACAGCACCTCTTCTTTATGCTCTTTTCTCGCCTGTAGAAGTTCTTGCTTGTAATAATCTCTATCCTTCATTATCTCTAGCTGTAGCTTGTCAAAAACAGCCTGTTGTTTACTTAAATAATCTATGTCGTTGTTTTTTTTGCCATAGAAAATCCATCCAAGTAATCCAGTAATACTACCGCCACCTAATAATCCCCCCCAGTTTGATAAAATGAAATCAACCATATCTATACTTCTTTACTTTTTTTACCAATAAATTCTTGTAACTTGTTAATCAGGAAATCCGGCGAAAACACCAATAATATACCCGCCGCCAATAGTATGGACATTATCACGTAATCAGGCGAAACTCCTTTAATCAATGAAAATGCCACATAGCCTATTCCTGATAACGAAAGCAACAATCCTATGACGGTGCTTTTCCAACCTTTGTAAATGTTTTTGATGCTCATAATTTTGTTTTTTTTTAGGTTTGTTTATCCACCAATAGAATGATGCGGCAAAGGGTTTCTTTTATGTAATTCATAATACTATTTTTATTTTATTTATAAATGGTTTCCAGCTTGTAGTTTTGTATATACATCAGCAATTTGAGAAGCTGTTAAATCCGTATTAAAAACTACCACTTCATCAATATTACCACTCCAAAAACCATAATTTAACGCAGGCTCTCCAACCCCTATAGACGATACATTTAATCCAGAAAAAGAACCACCCGAATAGGTTACGCTGTTTTCAAATGTTCCATCAATATAATTCGATTGCAATCCTGTTGTTTTATTGAATGTAACCGCAACAAATCTGTTCACGTTATTGTTCACCGTTCTTGTAGATTCCAAATAAGTAATACCAGTTCCAGCAGAACTTCTAATTCTTGAATATAATTTTCCCGCATTAATTGCCAAGGCAACAATTGTGTTTCCACTTGAAGAATTTCTGTTGGAGAATATTATCTTTTCGGCTGTAGAACTCGTTTTAATAATCGCAATGATTGTAAAAGAGTCGTAACTAAGCAATACTGTGTTGGAAATTTTAGAAGAACTTCCGTTAAAAACAGCCGCTTGTCCTACCAATCCACTTGCATAAGTTATAGATGTTGCTGTTCCATTATTGGCTCCAATACTATCATTGACATTATTTTCCATTTGATAGCTGGAAATCATTTTTTCTTGTTGATAATAAGGCGCAGTATTTGTTGATTGTGTTAAAGTATTGCTTGCTACAGATTTATTATAAAAAACATCAACTGCAACAAGAGTAATAACATAAGAAGTAGAAGCCGTTAATCCTGTAATATATTGCCCATTTGTAGTTATTCTTTTGTTGGTTTGTGAACCATTTAGCCAAACTTCATAATAATCGATAGTGTTTGTGCTACTTGGAGGAGTAAAATTTAATTGAATTGCAGTACTATAGATTGTTCCTGCTGATAAATTACTTATAGGATTTGGTACGGTAAAATTAGTAACGTAACGAACTGTTGCGCCAGATGTTATTGCAGAAGCTATATTAGCATCAACCCCGCCTCCATTGCTTGTAGCTAATGATGGATGGCAATAAATAGTACTTCCATTTGTCCCAATCAAAGATTCAAATCCAAATGTTACACAATTTGGTATGTAAATATTGCAATTTAATATATATTGACATTCTTGAACTCCCATTGATATCATATTTTTAAAATATAATTCTTTCAAAGTTATATCTGAAGGAAAGTCGTTATGTCTAAAAGACCTTAATCCTCCGTTAATAATCATACCCTCAATATCTCTATAATAAGTAAGTAAATAATTGTTTTCAAAAGCACTATTAGGCATAGTATAACTCCCAGTAATCTTACATTTTATATCACTACCCACAACCGTAAAATTGGAAATTGCACCTACTGAAATAGCAAGTTTAGCAGCTAATAAGGCTGGTGTCGAGATTGTCGAAGCAACCCCGCCAATTTCGGTGTTTGTGCTCAAATCAACAGGCGGTGCAAAAATATATGGATTAACTAAATTCATCTGTCGGTATTTTTTGTGTACATTGTGTATCGGGTTTATAGCGATTTCTCCCATCCTTCGTCTATGTTTGGCACTTGTCCTGCTATTACTTGGGCGATTTTATTTTCTTTATTGTCTTTATTTTTTACCAAAGCCACTGTTGTAATTGCGAGTTTGTCAATTTGGTCTTGTTCGGCGGCGGTTAGTTCTAAACTCTTGGCATCTTTATGTACGCTGTTTAGCATAAATGCCATTTCATCTTTATGAACTGCTTCGCTAAAAACTAAATTATTAGCTTCTTTTTCTGCATTTTCAATTGAGCGAATAATATCCTCATTCGGTCTTTTTTCAGGACTGAAAGTGATTCGATATTCTCTTAATCCAGGATAAGATGGATGCTGTTCAAAAGATTCCAAAAATGCCAAATCAGGCAAATTGGTACTCATAAGATAAATCCTTGGGTCGTAAGGCGGTTCTGCAAAAGGAACGTGCTTTACCAGCCATTCATAATCTGGATCCATTCCTAAAACTGGTTGCATATCTGCATTAGGATATACGTCTTCCTTGATAATTTGTTTAGTCGATTTTCTAACCAATACCGCTGGTACACTCATAATTTTATGTTTTAATGATTTCTAAATAAAGTTTTAGGCTTCGTCCGGTTTCAGAACTTCCTACTTGGTATATGTTTGGAGTTATCTCGTCGCCTTTGGTAAATGAAGTTGTGGTAAGCACCGGAGAAGTTCCGGTAAGACTTGTTTTTTCGGTTGCATCAATTCCAGCTTTTGTTGATGTTATGGATGTTCCGTTTTTCTTCAAATCCACAATCAAGCTGCTAACTGTTGGTGCCGTTTTTACACCTATCCAATAATTGACCAAAGTGAAATTGTATGGCGCGTTGAAAGGGTCGGTGTCACCAGCTACCAATGCCGTACTGGTATCACTTATAGCATAAGATATAGTATCGGTTTTTTGATGCGTATGTGAATTAATCTCCCCCGTAAGTTTCGCTTCAATTTCGGATTTTGTAATATCGCTGTTTTTTTGGGCATCATTTGGGGCTGTAGATGGTGTAAATCCTAAAGCCGCAATCACATTGGCATAAGTCAAATTCGCCAAAAATCGTGCAACTGTCCAGTATAGGTTTGTGCTTCCTTCGGGTAGGGCATCGGTATTAACCGCGCCACTTCCTCCAGTTCCATTATTTACCCAAATACTTTCTTCAGCATCCCAAGAATAATTCACGACATCGGTTGAGCCCGTTTCGTTGACTTGGGCATAATCACCTGCAACACCTGTTGGGTGCGCTGCTATTAATGCGGCCAATGTCAAATAAACGCCTTTAAAATGTTGGTTATAAATCGAAGCATCGAGTTTTGAATCGAGTTCAGATTGTAAATCCGGGATGTCGTTTATTCCTAAAACAACTTCGCCACGCATTCCGTTTACGGATACAACTGGTGCTTTTGGTTTAGGAAGTACCGGAACACCTATCACACCATCGCTTGCCGTAAAAAATGTGGCAAATATTGTGTTTGTAGGCACACCTGGCGCAACAGGCGTAAACGAGCTTTCTTCACCTGCAATTCTCGAAAAAGTATTTGAAGTATTGCAAACAATTAAATCAATTCTTGATTTTCCTGATGCGGCCAAAGGAATAACGATTTCAACTGCAACGGGATTTGTGTATTCGATGCCGGAAACAACCCATTTCCAATCAGCATTCATCGTCAGGGTTTGTACCACTAGCGAAAATCCTGTTTCTACTTCGAGATAGTTTTTGTTGTCGATTTTGCCATCTAAATATGCAAAATTAGCATTGATGATTTGTCCGGCAACACGTGCTTTAGTTCCTGTCTTGTCGTTTGGAGCTGCTCCTAAATTTATGTTTTGTATCATAATTCCTCGTCGAATGTTTCGGTTGTTGTATCAAAGCTTATTTCTTCGCTGTCAAATGAAAAATCAAAGTTTTCCGGTGCCAGTATCGTTTCTCTTATGGATGGAAACTTATTGTTTCCCACTCCTATTCGTTGGATGTCTGTTTCCATTATGGCACGCTTACGGTTTGTGTTTTTGTTGTTGGCAAGCCAATTATATTTCCAACACCGGATGTCACTATCGATGATGTAAAAGTCAATTCAGCGCTTGTTGTTGCAGTGTCACCTGAACCTGCTGTTCCAGCTTGAGCACTTGTTGTCAACTCAATAAAAATTTCGTCACCGGAGATATAATTCAATGTAATTCCAATTACTTCCCCAGGATAAGAACCTTCGCCAATTTCGACGGAATATCCGTTTTTAAATATTTCATATTTCGAATACCCGTCCACGCCATAAGTTCCAGAAATCGATGTCAATAAATAAATTGATCCCGAAAACGTGACTATAAATCCCGGAAGCAATTCAGGTGCGAAATTCAATTTGTATTTTCGAATAATGGAAGGCCTGTCGCCAGCCGGTTCAATAGTTTCTTCAACCAAATCCAGCGTAACGGTGTAGTTTTTTATACGAATAACGTTCACGGTATCAACGGCTGTTGCCCCATCATTATCGGTTACTTGAATTTTATACGTATAAAAATCTTCGGTTAAACTTTGAAGATTGGTGTCGAGATTCCAAGGTGTTTCGATAATATCGCCAAAACCACCCACGGTTTTTGTCCAAATTTGCGAAGCGATATATCCATCAGGATCATAAGCCGTGGCAAGAAGTGACGTTGTCGTAATTCCATCTTCGATATAAATATCATCACCAGCCAATACAATTGGCGGGATATTTTCGTCGCCAGGAGTTGTGGAATTCGCATCTTTATAATGACTGCGACCAAGTGTCAAAGTCGTTTTATTTTCGTCCAAGTTCCAGGAACAATTCAAGACAAAAAAATCTTTTTCGTAAACGTATTTAAACAAAATTATGTCGTTGAATTTCACAGCATTTAAAGCCGTCACGTCTAATTTTTCCACTGCTTGATTAAAAATCCTGCGATAAATATTAGCTACTACTTTACTATAAGAACTATTTTCTATTTTATAAATAGCATCAGTCCATTGGATCCAATTCGCACGGGAATCAATTAAATCATTGACTGCGTATTTTTTTACAGTAAAAGTTCCAGATAAATATAAACTAGCAGTTTCAAGAACCATTTGTTCGCCATTATTAAAGTTGTAAACAATGTCATTTACAACAACTAGATTACCATCAAAATAAACTTGGTATTTATTATTTTTAACTAAAAAAGCACCGTCCAACTGAATAACAGAATAGAATTTTTCATTCAACGTAAATCCATAAAGAATTGTCACTTCAATTTCATTATAATAAGTAGTTTGTTCTTTCAGTTTTGCCAATCTAAAAGAAGTGCTATATCCTGATTTATCATCTGAAAAATTCAATTCAACTTCTTTATCAACTGTAAAATCACCACTAATTAAATCAGTGATAATTTCTTCTTCCTCGAATCCAATTACACTTACTTCACATTTTTTAATAACAATAGCTTCAATTCGGGTAATTCCAGAATTACCTGGTGGTGCCCAAATTTTAATATCAAACAATCCATCTTCAATAAATATGTGCTCGATTTCAAGAATAGCATTTGCATTATCGTCAAAAACTATTTGTTCAAAATCAGTAACTACACCACCAAAATTGCTATACAAAACAACACCATTAAAAAGAATTTGATATTGGAAAGGATTTTTCCATAAGTTCATATCCGTTGGATTTGCATCGCTAATACCAGGACGTTTAATATCAAAAGAAAATTTTAACTGTACTTTTTGACCGTTAGAAAAGAATATTTTATTTTTTAATGAAATCCATTTATCCGGTGCAAAATTAACCGAAAGATGGGGTATCGTAACGTAATAATCAGGCTTTACACAAAAAGGAAAAACCCCGCCGTGGTCCATCCATTCATTTGGATAAAGTTGACCAACAACACCCGTTACAATTGCCCAACCATCGTTTTTTTCCTGACTTGCTGTTTTTGGTAAACTAGGCTCTATCTTCTTATGCGTTACCGTAATTTCGTTGTAAGGCGGTATAACGGTAATCATTGGCGTAACCAATGGCGTGATGTTTTTCAACAAACGGTCGTAAGCTACATTCGCCACAAAAACACCATCAACATCATATTTTTTATAAGCCACTTGACGAACGTTTCTTTGGTTCAATCCTTCTATATACCAACGGTTGTCGGCTTGATAGCAAACGCAAAGCGTATCTTGCAACAAAGTTTCCAAGATAGAATACGCATCCTTTTTCTTTTTGCCGTCGATAAAGTTTTCAGTGTCGATGTAGATCGTGTTCCAATCTTTATTCACGAAGTTTTCGATTGCCGGAAGGAAATACAAATCGAGTTCAATTCCGGTCAATTTCAAGATTTGACAATAAATGTCAATTAAGGATTTTTCGCGGCTGTAATATTCTTCAGGAAGGTATTTGCCTTTCAAACGACCCAATCCATCCGTAGCAGTAAACGACACGAAAAAACAAACGTTTTTATACGGTTCAGAATACAAGTCTGGCAAAACATAGCCTTGCCAAATTATTGCATCGTCAACACTGTCTTTAATCATTACCTTGAAACGGTGTTCGTCACCACTAAAGAAGTTGATAAAAGCGGCATCATCAGCCGTTTTTGTCAACATATCGAAATTCAATTCGCTTGAAACAATTGCGGTTTCATCCTTGGTATCGCCACCGTTCCAGTTCAGGACGATTCCCGAAGCCGAAGCACTTTCGACAATTATTCGTGTCAAAGGTGATGTAGTATCTATTATGTCGATATAATAACTCATTAGCTGGTACGAGATTTACGTTTATCGGTACGAGCCATAATCAATTGTAATTTATCACCAGATACTTCTAGGTTTCCTATAATTTGTACAGCAACATCGCCAGCATTTACAGCGGAACTCATTGCACCGTAAACCGCTTTTTGCTGTTTATTATTCAATATTAATTCACCTGAATTGACACGAGCCAAAATTTTGTCACCATAAAAAGACCTACCGGAAACGATTCCGCCATTAGCGAATTTGGGAGCATCGGAAAATTTAGATTGAACAACAGTACTCAAAGCAATTAAAGCAATACCAGCAGCCACGGCACCAACTCCCGAAAACTTCAATTTATCGAAAGCAATACGAGCAATACCCACCGCAATTAATTGCTTTCCAAGGTCCTTCATAAAATCGGCCACGATTCCCAACATACTAGAGAATAAGTCACCAAGGCTTTGTGTTCCTGCAATGACACCACCAATAGCTTCGCCAAATCCAACAGCTGCATTTTCGGCCATTTGCTCCACCGCATCACTGATTGTTGATGATAAATCATAAATAATTCCTTTGATGTTTTCAGAAACGGTTTGCATTCCACCCGCTTTTGCTTCCATTTCAGCAATCAAATTATCGAAGCCACCGGTAACTTGTATTAAATCTTCAGGACTAAATACTAAGTTTTTTGCAAATTCGATTTGTGCAATATCAGCATCAGCTTTTTTAATTTCGGAAGCGGTTGTGGCTACTTCAATTTTGAATCTTTCGAGTGCTGCAATTTGTTCATCATAAGCAGCAATAGTTCCTTTGAAGTTTTGTGGATCACCCAAAAGATTTACGGATTCTAAATTATCCGGTGCAGTTGCTTTTTTAGTTTTACCAGGAATATCCATTCCCAAACTAGCATTCATTTCCGCATTTTTACGGTCGATTTCATTTTGCGAAAGTTTAGCACTTTTCGCATCATAGACTTGTTTGGCATTCAATAAAGATTCATCGGCTTTGATCGAAGCAGCGGTAAAATCGGCTAATTCAGTTTTGATATTTTTCAATGCTAAAGCAGCAGCTTTCACTTGCTGTTCTTTAGACGAAAAATAAGTTTCACCAGTTCCGGTTCCTAAACTTATGTTTTGGTCCTTACCGTTTTTTTGAAGGTTATCTAAGTTTTTTCGAGCAGCAGTTAATTTATCCTGTAGCTCAATTTCTTTGGTAATTCTTTCGTTTGCGTTTAATTGCAGTTGATTATCAATTGCAGCAGCACGCGACTTATTAAAAATTGCATTTCGCAATTGGTTATAAGACACTTCGGCTTTACCGTTTTTAATGGTTTCCGCATCGATATTTTTGAAATAAGCAGGATATAAAGCCTGTAATTGATCTACAGCTTCTTTACGTTCTTTAATCGATAATTTTACATTAGTAGCTGAAGCATATAATTTATCTAAATTAGTCACTTCATTGACTGCATTTTTATTCCCGGCTTCGATTGCTTTGTTTAAATCCGATTGCGCAACAGCCGTTTCTTTGGTCGCATTTTTTAATACTATAAAAACACCGGTCAATAAAACAATACCAGCAAAAATAGGAAGGATAGCAGCCGAAACAGCCGCGAATCCAGCAACAACAAAAGGAATTGCAGCCAATATTCCACCAATAGCCAAAGCCAAAGGACCAATAACAGCCACCAAGCCAGCAACAACTACAATCGTTGTTTTTGTGGCATCGGATAGTTTAGAGAAAGCAACAATTTTTTGATTAACAGCTGAAATCACTTTTATGAATAAAGGCAAAATAACAGCTCCTAATTGCGCACTCACTTGTTTTAAACTTTCCTGAAAGATTCGGGTTTGATTCGCCGCACCGCCTTGTGTTCTTTCAAAATCGCCTTGTGCATTCTTAGTTACCGATAAAATATAATTATATCGCAATTGCACTTTTTCAGCTTGCGACATTTGTTCATATGCTTTTTTTATACCGGAACTTAAAGCAAAACTTTTTAAATTTACTTCAGTCATTACAATCCCCATTTTTTTAAGGGATTCTGTTTCACCGGTGAAAATTGCAGAAATAGCAGTGTTGGCAATATCAATCGAAATATTTTTAAACGCTGCTAAATCACCAGCTAATCCCACCAACGAAGTGGACATTTTAGCAGCTTGTGAAATAGGCAATCCCATTGAAGTTCCCATATCACCATAAGCCGAAGCCATATCGAGCGCGGTTCCTTCAGCAATACCAAAAGATTCTAAGGATGTTTTTGCAAATTCTTTTACTTCACCAGATGATGTTTTAAAGGAAACATCAACTTTGTTTAAAGATTCGTTGTAATCGCTGGCAAACTTTACAGCAGCGGCACCAGCGGCCAAAATAGGAAGTGTTACATAAGCAGACATATTACGACCCACCGCTTGAAACTTTTGACCCACTTTATCGATAGTTCGCAAAGAGTTCTGCATCTCTGTAGAAAACTGCTTTAAATCTACCGCAAAGCGAATATTTATCGAAGCAAGTGAAGCCATTGAAGTACTTTTAATTAAAGTTTAAAAGTACTTTCGACGGCCTGTTTAAATGGTTACATTATGTAACTATCGGATTTTTATATAAAAAAAAGCCAGTGTTTCAGCACTGGCTTTCTCCCATCTAAAAAAAATAATCGCATTCATTCCGCCCCTTTTTGTGCGTTGTCTTGCCGTTCCCAAAAAGCGTTGAGTTGTTCGAGTTCGGCTTCTATTTGAGCTGCTTTTTTTACAGCCAATTGTTTCAGTTGTTTTTGTTCCCATTCAAAAGGTAACAAATCTTGTTTCTGGGTTCCAGCTTCCAAATAAGGTGAAGCTACTGCAAACATCAATTCACGTGTTAAAACCCATCTTTCTTTCGATAAGGCATCTTCTTTTTTTCGGTTGCCATTTACGGCGTTGAAAAAAGAACGCGGTGTGAGATCATACATTTCTGCAAATGTCATTCGCAATTCGCCCAATCCAATTTGCTCTAAAACATCCCAGGTTAACGGTTCCGGTATGGTGTCAGTTTCCTGACCATCTACTTTCCCTCGTTATCTACAACTTCAGCTTTAGGCAAAGAATTTATGATTCCATCTTTGAAATTATCCAAGGCTTTTGGATCTTTAAAAAATTCGTCGATAATATCCAATTTCGAAAGATCATCGGTACAGCCAGCATATTCGATAGCAGCAATTAAAACAGCTTCCAAAACATCGATTTGCTCGAATGTCAGTTTTCCGTCAACGGAATCCAAAACAGCGATTCTTTGCACGACTTCATCGATGCCAGGCAATTGCCATTTTCTTCCCAATATTCTAAAAAGTCCCAAGCCGAATTTCAGCTTGAAACTTTTTTTTCCTAATTTTAAAATGAGTTCGTTCATTAGACTGCTAATGTAGTCACGAAGTCACCATTTCCTTTGAATGAAGCATCACCTGTTGCAACACCGTTTGTTCCGGCTGTCATATTCAATCCTTCGATAAAAGTTTGACCGGTTACGATCACGTCACCAACGATGTTAGTTGTGAATTGTACTTCCACTTCGGTTCCAGCTTGATAGGTATCAAGAATTTCTTTCATACCAATTTGAGTAGTTGAAGCATCAGGCTTGTTGGCTACCAAATAATTTGTTGAAACTCCCCAAGTGTAGTTTCCGGGCGTCACTTGTTCGCCATTCGTGTCTTTCGAAGCAATTGATTCCATATTGCGCGAAGTGGTGAATGAACATTCCGTGGCGTGGAAGATTGTTTTTCCATCCACGCGAATTCTTAAATTTTTTCCAGCATAAGTATTTCCTGCCATAATTTCTATATTTTATTAAAGTTTATAATTCCAACAAATGACTGATCGCCTTCGATAAATTCTATTTCGGAATTTAACCAGTCGTAATTTTCTTTTATAATAGGTTTCATTTGGTCCAAGAACTCGACACATTTTCTGTATCCGTTTTGTTCGAAATAAAACAGTAAAGTTGCCGTTGCGGAATCACCATCTTTGCTTTGACCGGATTCTTCTTTGACAATGTAATTTGCAAAAGGATAAACTTCATCAGCTGAAGAAACTATTGGCGAAAGCCTATCACCCATAACAGTCGTGAAAACCGTTTGGGATAATAAGAAGGTTGTGATTTCGTCAGATAGTTCGAGCATTAGTTGCTTAGTTTATTGATTCTACGTTGGACAAAATTTGTCAATTTCTTTTCGGCATTGGCTGTCATCGCGCCTTTATTTCTTTCGTAGGCAATATCCATAAACGGATCCCCTTCGACACGGCCAACAACATTTCCTTTTCTTTTATTGGTAACACGAGCCAACACACTTTTTTTGCTACCGCTTTTCAATAGTTTTCTACTAGTGTTCGACTATTTTTATTGTTGCTATAAATTGCGTGTCCATCGTGGACCATATGACCATACCAACCATCGTTTCCGTTCTTTGCTCTTGGCCCTACTAAAATTGTTGGATTAGACGATTTTGAGGTTATCAACCCAATAGATTTTTTAAGATTTCCAGGTGCAATTTTCTTGCTTCTGGCAACGTGTGATTTCTTACTGATTGGTGCCGCACTTTTAGCAGCCAAAACAGCAGGACGAGCCACTTGTCTGAGAATAAGAAGTATTTCTTTTTTTTTGTCTTTATCGTTTGCCAATTGTCGAATCTTAGCTTGCAGTTCAGGAAATCCCGAAACGGTTATACCTAGATTACTCATAATTTTTAACGATTAATTGCAAGTGTGCTTTTCTGCCAATTTCAATCACATTTATCACGTCATAGAGTTTTCCTTCGCAAAGCAATCCTAATTGATTCTTTAAATTATTTACTTCCTGATTGTATCGGATGGTAAACTTTTTGTTGACCAAATACCTTACTTTGCCTTCGACATCTTCGGTTCCTGAAACATCTTGCATATAGGCAAATGGCGTGGCGATTACTTCTTGAGTAGTCATTTTTTCGTTAGTAGAATTTCGCGTTGCCACAAATTTCACTATCGAAACTTTACGATCCATTTGTCCGATGAAAGGTTTTTCCATTAGAATTTTCTATATGCTCGAAGCAGGTTGTTTGATGCTGGGTTGTTTCCTTGTTCGCGATCTTCCCTTCTTTCGAAGAAATCAGACAAACGCAAATTGATTGCTTGTATAATTGGTTTTGGGCAAGTCGCCAGTGCGAAGCCTTGTTTAATTGTGACTATAACTGCATCATCGCGCTTATCTGTTTCTGGTATCGAAAGGAATTTGATGTCGAAACATTCGACAATATTCGATTTACGAAGCTTGTATTCTGTATTGGCCAACAAAGTCAAAGTAGTTTCACCTGGTTTGTAATATTCAATCTTTGTGATGGTGTCATTTTCATAATTCCGTTCGAAAGTTATCGTTTCGAATTTATTAGACTCCAGTACTAAGTTTCTTTCAGCAATTGTACGATTGATGTAGTCTTGACAGGCAACTTGTGCCGCATCGATATAAGATTCAATCAAATCATCTTCTTCAGTAAAAGAAGCTTCGATACGCAATTGTTTTTTAGCTTTAGCCAAAGTTAAAAGCGGTGTTGTAGCGATTGCGGTTGTATAAAAATGAGTTACCATAGGATTGTTATTTTACTCGGTTTTGACTGGTTCTTCTACAGGAACTTCAGGAGAAGCTTCTACTTCTTTTCCGGTAAATACTTTAGCATAACCAGCTTCAATCATTTCGTCAGCTTGTTTCTTTTCAACAGAAACAACTTGACCTTCGCTTTGCGGTAAGCCAAAAGCCAACAAAGGCAGTAAGGCTATTAATTTTATTTTTGCCATTTTATTTTAAGATTAAAAAGAAACGAGCCGAAACTCGTTTCTTTTGATTACTTGACTATGCAGTCATAAAGTTGTTTTTAGCGAACGCTTTAGGATTTGCAATCTGAACATCGGCTTCCATATTAATAATTAAATTAACAGAAGCTTTTGAAGCGGCTTCAGTAGAAACGGCATCTACGATGATTTCAATTCCACCCCAAACACCCACATACAATTGTGAGAAGTCACCATAAATAATTGGGAAAGTGTCAGGCGTTCCAGCAATTTTCTTAACTAAAGAAGTTGAAACAGTTGGCATTGCATCAATTAAATTATTTTGGCAAATTGCACCACCCATATCAGTACCTTTTGAAATAGTTTTCAATTTAGCACGTAGTTTAGGATTACATAAATAACCAAGTGAAATTTCAGTTGCATCAGCATCTTCAACTAATCCTTGCAATTCAACAATATTAGCATAAGTTGCAGCACCAGCAGCAGTTTGATTCGCAGAAGCAGAAACACCTACAGTGTTAAGAATTCCAACTGGTTCACCACTTGCAGCCAATCCTTGAATTGCAACACCTTCCAACGTCCTACGAATACCATCTTGTAATCTTTGACGAATAGTAGCTTCGACATCGATAGATGTTTGCATCAATAATTTTTTAGTAATTGACACTAAAGCACCGGCACGTTTTGGAGATAATTTAGGACCAGTAAACTTTTGTTTTTGACCTGTGATTGCTTCACCTTCATCCAACCATTCAAATGTATAATTTGAAGAAACAGGCAAAGGAATGTCGCCACCGGTTAATCCAGTCCAAACATTAGCACCCAAAGCTTCAAAGAATAATTTTGGCATAAAACCATCAATCAATCTTGGAGCAGCATCAGAAACTAATTCGCTACCATATTCCCCAGCATCTTGCGAAACCGTTTGTTGTGTTGCACGAGTCATAAATATTTCAGGGATGTAAACAGCTTTGTCGTTTACTTCCAATCCACGCAATTGGCGTTCTTTTACTCCAATTTCTTGTGCTTCCAATTCTGCACCAGTCAATTTTCCACCCATCATTCCACGGATGTGAGCCGCTAACGAATAAGTTCTTTTAGCTTTAGCTTTTGGTGCTTTTTCAGGGTCTTTTTCCATAAAGCTTTCGCCACCATCCAATGAACGAAGATTTTCTTCGTATGCCAACGCATCGGCAAGATCCCTTGTCAATCCTTCGATTTCAGTTTGCAAAGCACGAAACGTTGTAGTTTCTTCTTCGTTTAGACTTCTTGTTTCGGCTGCTGCTTTTGTATGCAAAGCCTTTTGAGCTTCAATCTTTTGAGCTCGTTGTTGTAAAATAATAGCAGATTTTTTCATTTGCTGTTTATAAATTAGAGTTAATAATAATTTGAGCGTCAAAAGCGTTGAGCTCTTTATGGTTATCTGTGCGTGCTTCGACTGGCTCAGCATTTACAGGAATGTCTTTTATGATTGCGGCGCGAATTTCTTCGATGGTTTGCGATTCGCGTTTCAAGGCTTCGGGATTAGATCCTATTGGAACGATGGACCATTCTAATAATTCCTGTTCATCGAAATAAATCAGGTCACGGTTTTCGCCCAGTTTTTCATCGCCATAATGTCCTTTTTTTGGATTGGCACCAATAGAAGCCATTCGAAGGGTTCCGTTTAACACTTTTTTTCTAACCTTTTCGGCCAACGGATTATCTTCGGCATTTTCAAAACGAAGCACTGCTATTAACTGATCACCTTCAACACGTAAAGTTGAAGTTCCGATTACCATATCAGGATTGTCAGAATACGAACGGTGCGCATAAAACACAATTGGGTTTTTTTCGTAGCGTTTTAAATCCCATCCCGAAACTTTAAAAACGGTTCCATAAGAATCCGGGGTTTCATCGGAAATCATAAATTCAACTTCTCGGTTCTCCTTGTTTTTATCGGATAAAGCACGTACAACGGCTTCACGGATTACGGGTTTATTTAGGTTGATTTCCATTTTTCGGTGGGTTTATTAAATTATTGGCAATTTGCTTTTCAGTAAAGGTGTTGACCGGTGTTAAGTATTCGTCTAACAATATTGGTCCATCATTCATATCTTCGAGGTGACGCACTTCGTTTCTGGACATCCAGCCACCGTTGACGGCTTTTCCGTAATATTCGCCACGGGATTTGATATCGGCGCGAAGTAGTACGTTCATATTTCCACGAACATAAAAACCGTTTAGAATTTCGGATGGCATAAACAATTTCTTTGCATATTCCTGTTCGAAATTGGTTATGTGCGGTTGGATGGTATCGGAAACGTGATCCAGGGATTGTTGCTCGATATTGTTGTTCGTGGATTGTTGTAACGACTTGATTTTGTGCGGTGCGATGTTTAACCAACGTGCGATATCTTCGATGGTAAATCGAGATTGTTCGATGATTTGTGCTTCTTGTGGTGTGATGGTAATGGCTTTCCATTTCATTCCTTCATCAAGAACAGCTACACGGGTTGCATCTTTTTCAGAAAATGCGGATTTGATGCCTGCAATAATTTTTTCTTTACCAGAAGAAATCACTTTATCAGTTTCTACAACACCTTGACGAACGCCTTTGTTTTGGAAATTAGTTGCAGAAAATTCCTGAACTTCGATTGCAAGGTTTAATTGTTGTGCTGCATTTGTAATTACGGAAACGCCCACAATACCATTGTGCGTGAAGTTTTTGAAGTGCAATACTTCGTTTGCCAAAAGTGGTTGTGCATATCCCTGGACATCGTACATTAAAACACCAGCTTTGATGCGAATGTCTTTTACGCGATCCCAGTTGATGAAATCGGTTGAAATAGGTTTTCCGGTTGTGTTGGTGTTTATTTTTGCAAGTCCGTTTCCGCGAAGCAATACGGATATCGCCATCGTTTTGCGGAAAATAAAAGATGTCATTAAGGAATTCGGCTCGTTTGCAATCAGGTTGTGTGCCGGATGGTCGGAGCGTGAAACACGGTTGGATCCTTCTTTTTGGTAAACTGCAAAAGGGATTTTCGCAATATCGTTTGATATTTGGTCCACACCATTGTAAAATGCCGAAAGTTTCAAGGCTTTGGTGTGGTTCATTCCAGCGGTTCCAGCTGTTCCTAACGAGAAAATGCCGTTTCCGAAAGCTCCAAAATAGGAATTGTCGGAAGCAGCACTTCTTTTTTGGGAAGTAAACATTTCACTGAAAGCACCGTTTAAACTCATTACACTTTATGATTTGAAGTGTAAAAGTATTATGGTGATGGTGTTGAATTGGTTACATTATGTAACTATTGGATTTAAAAAAATTACCGCAGATTCGCAGATTTTTTATTTTTTTGATTTAGTTGTAATTTTTAAAATAAAATCTAAAATAGGAAATACTGTTTTTTCTATCTGTTTTTGAAATTCCTTTTTTGATTTTGTTATTTCAAATCTTGTCACCACGAAAGGAGTATTATTCCAGTTTCCATTTGGATTTTTTTTATAGAAATCCAAAATTATTTGTCTGTCAATATTATCAAAAAGTAAGTTTTTCATTTTTTTTTAGTTTTTAAAGATTAAAGTTATTAAAATTAATCCAAACACGGCACCACATCCGGCACCAAGTGCATAA